GAGCTGAACTCTTTTAATTTCGTGTAGGTCTTTGTTAAACAGCTTTTCATTTTCTTTTTTCTCCTTTAAGAGACGCGCCTTGATAACCTGTATGTCATCCCACGCCTTGGGGCCGTAGTTTTTAATTACCTCGGCCTTCATTTTGGCTTCTAGTTGTTTGACCTGTTCTATTATTTTAAACTCGTCAAACGCTTTTAGTATGGTCTGGTCAACGTGAAACCGTTGTGCTTTGGCGCGCTCTTGGGCGCGCTCTTGGGCTAGGTCGGTTGCTTCTTTTTGTACGTTAGCGATGCTGGTGGATAGTTCCTTACTCACGCTTCGGGCGGAGTCCAGGGAACTGCTAAGAGATTTTGCTCCTTCTAAAAAGCCAAGTGGGTCTGACATTATTCATTTTTATTAGTGTAGTTTTACGAGTAATGCAATCATGGTCGCCATAATAAATCCAGCCGAACCGACTAGGATCTGCTCGATGCGTTTTAGTCGTGCGTTAATGCCCTTGTAGCGCTCGGCGCAGACCGCCTCGTGCGCGGATAACGCCGCCTCGTTTTTGTCAATTAGGTCGGTCATATTGTCCTATTAGTTAGCATAAAAAGTTTCATTTACACATCTCCCGTGTTTGTTGATGGAAATGCTCGAGTGGGGACATTTGATCCAGGCCAAATAATACGGACGGCGCCGCCACCACCTTGGCCTGGGTTTGGTGCGGCCTGTCCGGCCCCGCCACCGTAGGTCCCACCAGCGTTGTATCCTCCGTTTGTGCCGCTAGACCCACCAGTTCCTCCAGTTCCAGGACTGGCTCCATTGCCTGCGCCACCTGTTCCATTGGTGCCTAAACCTAAAATACCAACGCCGCCGCCGCCTGCGCAACCATTACCACCACCACCGCCACCGCCGCCGCCGCCTGCGCCATTGCCACCATTAGTAGTCGAGTTCACACCGCCGTCGCCTCCAAAACCACTATATCCGCCAGCTCCGCCGCCACCGCTCCAATTTGGGTATGTGCCCGTTCCAGCAGATAAACCCCCTTGACCGCCGCCGCCAAACCCTCCCGTGTCAAATGACCCACGAGCGCCTGAACCTCCTCCACCAAATCCAACACAGGTTGGGGGAGATATTGATATAAAATAAGAATCTCCGCCACTTACCCCGGTGTTTGTTTGATCTGAAACAAAGCCACCAGCGCCAACGACAACGGTATATGAATTTCCGGGGACAACAGTAATATTATTTCTGTAGCCCAAACCACCGCCACCGCCACCGTATCGGCTGCTGCCGCCGGATCCGCCACCACCCACACAAACAACGCAAACAGATGTTACACCAGGTGGTGCAGTCCAAGAATATGTTCCGGGTGTAGTGTATGCTTGTTGCCCCGCAAGTGTTGTAAACGACCTTTGGTTTTGAAAAACTGCTTGTAACGCTCCACTCATGTTAATCCGCTTCCTGATATTAGCCAAGTAGTTGATGTCATTTTAATTGCGGTTGCAGAACCGTATTGGGCCAAACTTCTTGACCCAGTTGTGCCGGCAGGACTTAAATACATTGTGTCTGATGTAATGGCAATTGTTACTACTTGCGAGGTCATGTTAATAAAAGTAATTGCTGTGCCAATTGGGTAAGCAACACTGCTATTTGCTGGAATGGTGTATGTTCTTGCGTTGGCATCAGTTGACGGGTGAAAAATATGTTTACCAGAATCAGCAAGCACCAGTGTATATGCGGCCGATTGTGAGTTTTGTGGGATGTTTCTAAAGCCCACCGAATCCGTGCCGTCAACGGTGCAATTTGATAGTGTTCCGCTAGAGGGTGTTCCAAGAATAGGAGTAACTAAAGTTGGTGATGTAGCAAACACCAAAGAACCTGAGCCAGTTTCATCAGTAACTGCGGCGGCTAAGTTTGCGCTTGACGGGGTACCCAGCCAAGTAGCGACGCCAGTACCAAACGATGTAATACCAGTACCTCCGTTTGCAACGGGAAGAGTTCCAGTCACACCAGTGCTTAAAGGCAATCCTGTAAGATTGGTTGCTGTTCCGCTAGAGGGTGTTCCTAAAGCCCCACCATTGACTACAAATGCCCCTGCCGTGCCAGTGTTTACGCCTAGAGCCGTTACAACCCCTGTACCAGTAGTTGTAGTGCTGGGGGCTACTCCTGCACCGCCACCGATCATTAAATTGTTTGCTGCTAATAATGCAGAAGACGCTAAAGTTCCTGTTGCCGTGTAAGCTAGGATACCACCACTAGTTCCAGTTGTAAGACCTGTGCCGCCGTTAGCAACCGCTAATGTCCCAGCTAAGGTAACTGCGCCCGTTGTGGCGGTGCTTGGTGTAAATCCCGTTGTTCCGGCGGTAAATGACGTGACTCCAGTACCACCCGTTGCGTTTAGTGTACCAGCAGAAAACGTTAAGTTTGTGCCAATCGTTACGTTACTAAATCCACCGCTGCCGTTACCGTACAGTATTGATGTGCCAGACGTGGCCGGCGCGTAGTCGGTGCCAGAGGCCGCGTTACTAAATCCGCCGCTGCCGCTGCCTTTTAAAATAGATGTGCCGGAGGTCGCGGGCGCGTAGTCGGTGCCCGAAGTTGCGGCGCTGATTGCCGTGCCGTTTGCCTTTAGTAAACCGTTAACGGTAGTGCTTAGTGTGATTGCCGGAGTGGTTGTTGAGGTCGCTACGGTGCCGGCAAATCCGTTTGCTGTCACCACAGACACGCTTTGGACTGTGCCTGGGACAGAAACGGATGAGGCAAGTAACGTAACTACACCAGAACTATTTTTAAAGTATAGTTTACCGTCGGCGGTGTTAAGCGCTAACTCACCTGCCGCTAAATTGGCGGCAAGCGGAACCGCCAAAGCAGTTGAGGTGTGGTATAAACTAATTGGTGTATATCCGGAGGCTGCCATATTTATTCCTTGTAGAATGACATATTCTTAATTAATCGTTCGTTGGTCGGGTCAAGCTCTATTGCTAACTGACCATGTTTAATTGCTTCTTCTTTAAAGCCAAGACGGTAGGCTGCAATTGCAGCAAAGTCATACATTAACGGGCCCCACGCCGCTGGGTTGGACGCGTGTTGCGCTGTTTGTGAAGTGATCTCAATACCGTTTTTTGCCGCTGCGTAGGACTCCGCCCACAGTTGTTTTTGGTAACAGGCCTCCGCTAAATGATACCAGTTCTCTCTTAGCTGCGGCTCTTCCGCGCACGCGAGCCTAAACCAATATAAATAATCTTGATCTAGTTTGCAGTACGCGCTGCCAATCATACGCATTGCGTGACTTTTTTCTAGCGACCATGTCGCGGTCGGTAAGGCAAGGTAGCGTTTTAATTCATTAATCGCTTTTTGCCATTCCTCTCGGTAAGTGTGCTCGCGACCCAAATAATACGAACTACGGTGGCAGCTTGGGTCTTCTTTAACCGCCATCTCAAGCAGGTCTATGTATGACCCACGAGATTTTGTGTTGTCCGGCAAGTGTCGCATTAAAATGTGTGGTGTATTACCACAGTCATCTTTACTGCGAATATCTGGCGTTATATACTCATGGCACGGATATTTCCAGTAGTACCCATTTCTGTTGTGCACCCTAGATGGGTAAAAGATCTGGTGCTTACCAAAGTCAAACCCAATGTTTAGCCGAGTTATTCCTTTGTCCCATGCCTGCTCAATTGTATCGCGCCAGCCTGGTAATAAGATCTCGTCCAGATCCATTGAGACGCAGACGTCAATGTCGGCGGGCACTAAGGCCAACGCGGCGTTTCTTGCCACATCAAATCGCCAGGGGTTAATACAGATCTGGTACACCGTTGCGCCACATTCTTTGGCTACTTGGACGGTGTTATCCGTTGATCCCGTGTCCGATATAATGATGGCGTCTGCCAACGCGGCGGATTCACAAAACCGTTTTACGTGTGCCTCTTCATTTTTTGCAATAGCGTACACAGCTATTTTCATGGTAATTCCAAAGTATTTTACTACTTATACTAATGCAAAAAACTAAGTGTTTCAGCCCTTAATTTTTAATTTTCTGGTTGAACTGGAAACACAACCGACCAGGGGAAGCCAGCCTGGGCTGGTACATCTCGTAGCGCCTGGCAGTAGTTTTTCCACGCCTGCGAGGGGGTCATGTCACTTCTAAACCGCCAATCGGTTTGGGCTAGTTTAGCGTCACGGGTTTGGCGAACAAATTGTGCCTTGGCCGCGGTTTGTTCGTCTTGCTCTGCTTGGGTTAAAGTTTGAATTGACCAGCCCAGGGTCCAGACACCGTCAACCAAAGTAGGCGCGGCGTCTTGAATAATTTTTTGGGTTGGTTCATTAAATGTAGGTGGCTCTAGTTGTGTCACACGCACCAACTCATTACCATCTAAGTTGTCATTTGTGCCGGAGTACATGGTAAATATATCGGCTTGATCAAACTTAGTGTAGGGATTTTTTTGAGTTAATGTATCGTAGTCGTAAGGAAATGTAACTACCACTCCGTTTTTTATTTCTGCAAACATACTTTTTATCCAATAATAATTGTTGAGGTTTCTTTGTCTACTGTAATAACGCCTTCACAGCACATACTAAAATCTTCACCTGTCTTTGCACCCCATGACGGGACATTAATGCGCACGTTTTTAACTACGTATTCTTTGTTGTTATCAAACACTCGCCAGACATGATCCATTGATCCTCGACCGGGCTGGCCGCGAGTTTTGTTGTAGCGCACGTAAATCATATGATTTCTACTTCAGGCGCTTGCGCGTCTTCAACGCATACATTAAAGTGGATAAACTGAAAGGGTTCATCCGACTCGTGCCTAGTAAATCCGTGCGGTAGCCAAGAGTTAAACAACATTAAGT